GACCAATTACTCCCCTTATTATAAATAAAATAAGTGCAGATGTCAGAGTTAATTACTCTCTAACAACTACACTTTTATGGTACTAAAGAGACAGCCCAGGCTGTCCCTTAAAATTCCTATCCCTTAAAATCCATTTCCGTTGTAAATTCCTTGCCGCAATACGGACAGGTGACACGAACCACAGGTCCTTCTAATCCGTTTAGGTTTTCGTACATCTCCTCTAAGAATTTCAAATCAGAAGCAAACAACTTTTCTATTGTTTCAACCGTTACCAGCGGAAGACTGCCCAGTTTTATGATAACATGGGATAATATAATAATTGCCGCATAATCCGGGTTCTGCATTACCCTTGGGTCCCTCATTGCCCTTATTTCGTCCATTGCTGTTGCCAGGCGCATAATCCCGTTCTTATGAAAATTTCCTTCCTCATCCATGTACCCTTTCGGCAAAGTGAATTCGTATTGTGTCTGCAGCATAACCTCTCCTCTCCTTACGTGTTAATATTTAAAAAATACGGATATTTCCAATATAAACCACAGGGAATAAAAGAAAAAAAGCCCGGTAAACACCAGGCTCTCCACAAGCTGCTGACGGGAATCGGACCCGTAAAATACAACGGTTTTATGCGGTTTCCAGGCTCCGTGTTGCATATCGTGTTGCATATTTCCGAAGATGGTATAATATTTATAGAAGCGTCAGTGTAAAAATCTGGCGCTTTTATATTGAATTAGAATCCTCTATGTACCAGATTTCCTGCGCGCCATTATCCTGGCTATGCCAGCAAGCGCCCTCTAGTGGACCATCCGGTGTTGGGTCGAAATAGTACCAGTCTCCTGAGCCGTCCTCCGGGTCGCACACGGTGCCATTCCAGCGGTGCCAGTTGGTGCAGGCATAACCATCCTTATTAAATAAGTACCAATGGTGATTTATGACACACCACTTATTAGCCGGGTAAGTTCCATCTGGTTTGCGGTACCACCAGCCGTTATTATCCTTAATCCACCCAGTGCGCTCCTGCTCAGTCCAGGTTTTCATGAATTGTTCTGGATTTTGGTACAATTTCTTGATACCACTGGTGGAGCTGCCCCAATCAGGAAGTTGAAAATGTGGCTTGTCCACAGGAGACTTCCAGTTTCCTCCCCATTCAAGACCGATAGATACGCCAATAGCACCCACACGGTTAAAGAAGCCGCCTATTTCGTTATAAGCTCCAGCGCCATCATTGCGGAATATATCAAAAGCCGTTCCCCACTGATGATAGGAGCTGTAGCTGCTGCCAGGAGCATTAGTTACAATGTTACCCGGTTTAGTCCTACCCTGAGCGTATAAAGCATCCTGTTCTGCCACGGTCCGCAGTGTCTCACCTATTTTAATTTTTAATCCCTGTTTATTGCATTCGTCCACCAATTGACCTGCTAAAAGCTGTAAGCGTGGATGGCACAATGTGATATCTCTCATAATCATCCTCCAATTATGCTGTTTTTCTGCTGCTCTGTAATCCATCCAATTGACACAGCCCGGTTGAGTTCGGAAAGCGTTAATGGCCCTTTACCATTGTTATATAGCCTTTTTAATGTTGTATACATTTTACACCTCCAACTGACTTAAAATCATTGCATCTACAGTATCTTGCAGGGTCTGCACTGTATCTCGTATATCCGGCCTACGAAGTTTAGCAACCATAATAGTATCCTTTACTTCATTGGTTTCATAATTTGGCTCTTCCTCGGTGCCAGCATTTACTGTTTCGGAAGATATGACATAATCCATTTTCTTTTGCATCTCTACCAGCTGAGTAAATCCAGTTTTTACTTCCATTGGCTGACCGTCTAAACCAAGTATGTAAATTTTTGCTGTATGTAAAGGACTGAATTCTGATTCTACCGTTTCAAAACTGTCTAGGCCGGGAAGAAACGACAGGGTTAGGTAATCGCCTGATTCTTCCACCCCGTTTGTTATTAAGTCGTATTTTGTGTTGTTTGATAATTTTAATTGGTTCATTTGACTCCTTTCGTGGATATGTTTTTTATATAGCAATTTAGTTAGTAAATTAGGTACTGGGTCATTTACGTTCACCCGGTGTCAGAAAATGATAATCTTTGTAAACGAAAACCTCCAAGGGATAACACTGGAATTTATTTTTAACGAAGAATGGTCACGTTTACTTACATTCTCTAACGATGGAATAACATATGCATCCAGAGACAGAAAAACCGGAACAGATTCCGTAATATGGACAAAATGATTATTTATCAAAACACGATACTTCCCCTTACTTTAACCGCAGATTCCGGTATTGATGTCCCTTCCAACGTCAGTAGTTTTATTGTCCCATTTGACGATATTAATATCATAAGAAAGCGTTTTCCTGCAAAATCATATACATAGGCGCTGATATCCTGCTTTGGGGCATATTGACTGGATATGGTTCCAATGACGGAGTTAGAGATAGCCGATGTATAGACATATACCAGGGCAGAATACATACATTGTCCATTACTATATTTCGCCACATTATGATATCCGCCTGCGATATTTTCAGGTGCCGTTGAAACACCTGTAATATTGGGAATATTATAGGTCCCGATAATATTCTTGTTCGATAAATTGCTATTTGCAGTAGCAATATCCTCTTTGTTTTTTGTGATTTCTTGCTGCATTACATAGGCCAACGAGGATGACGGAACAGTGTTGTCCGAATTTGTTTGAACGGTTGAAATAGAAGTCTTTTTAAGCAAATTATTGACAACTTCATTTGTAAGATAATCAACCAAATTTTGCGCAGATACATCCCCGCTTACATCTCCAATTACTCCATAAGTATCCTTTGCAACAACATCTGCTAACGCATTGGCACTAAATCCCTGTGCCATTAATATGTAATTTATCTTATCATTATTAGGTATTATACCCGTAACTGTGCGAAGGGTAATGTATGTACTATTTTGGTATAAAACCATTGTAAGTTGTTCATAAGTGGTGTCAGGATTATATTCGCCACCATTTGTTATCATCCATTTCCCCAAATCTGTTGTTGCCATTATGCCACCTCTACAATTACATGATTATTTGAATCTATCAAAAACGTTACATTTTTTCCTTGCTTACATATTAAATGTCCAGTACCATTATCAAGGAAAAATTCTGGGAATGTTAGTTCAGAAAATGATGCTGCTCTGTCAGCTTCTGTTTTTGCCTTTTCACTATACCATTTACTATTGTCAATATCTTCATTATCACGGCTTGATGTTCCACCCACCGCCCAGCTTTTTGATGCGATATAATATTGTTCCGAAGATGTTGCCGCGGTTTGCGCATCAAGCATATATTGTCTGATAGTGGTCATGACAGACTGTTCCAACTTTGATAATGTAATTGACCCGTCCACAACCTCTGCAGTAATTGTTCTGTCACTGATTTTCATGGAGATTGTTGCTGTACTGTCAACAGAATATACAAACCTGGTTAAGTCAATAATCTTTTCTGTCCCATCTGCAAGCTCAAGTACAAGTTCATTATCATCTGTGATATGAAAATTCACAACGACCTTTTCAATCGCTAAATCATATGTTTTTGTCGTGCCATTTTTTAACTTTACCGTAAGAATACCAGTATTTACATCCAACGTAACATCCTGTACCATGGTATTCACTTCGGATAACTCTGCCTTATCTTGTGACAGTGATAAAATATGTTGGGCGCATTGCAGGATTCCACTATCCATATGTCTGAGATTTCGCTTTCCTAATGGTGTGGATTTATCCGGGAAATTCAGCCACCCTACAATTGTATAGAAAATGCTATCCAGTCTCATTGCCGTCCCCTTCCATGCTATCCTTATTTTTTATTCTTCCAGTGTCAATGATATTGGCCGCAATTGAAATAAGCTTGGCATTTTCAAAGCCAGATACTTGTATAGAGTTGATGCAGTCTGCCAACCTACGCACATCCTCATATTTGAACAATACTATTTTATCCATCATTCTCCCAACCTTTCCAATATGTGTTGAACAGCTCCGGTCAGAAACGCAATATAATTTTTGTATTCTATACCATACCTTCTGTGTTCCGAAAAATAGCTTACAAGTTGATAATCAAGATTCATTTCATCTGATATTTCCTTGACATCTTGGGCGATAAAACCCGTTCCCCTAATTCCATTGTCAATCAACGTGTAAGCGACAGGTTTCAACCTTTTTATTACTTCAATACATGTATCTGTGGGTATGTCCTGTATATCCCGCTTTTCTCTTCTGTCAGATATTTGTGTCCATCCACCACCATATACCATACCGGTACAATATATGCTCTGGGTGTTTATCTTTTCAAGCGACCCTATGTCTGCCTCTATTTCTCCATTACAAACTATTCCTCTTTCAGCATATATAATTCCAGTGGCATTAAATGTAGCTGCTGTAATTTTTGCATTATTAGCCTCTACCGCTCCGCTTAAATTAACGGTGAAATTACCATTTCCAATATCTATGCTACTACTGACAATTGACGCGCCAGACACAGTACCAGAAAAAGTAGCATTTCCACCACTATCAACAGTCATATTTTTAGCATTGATTGTAAAATGCCCTGTTGTGAGTTCGATGGCATTCCCTGTCACCTTTAATTCGGAGTTTATTTGTGATGTAACATCCCCTTTTTTCACCATAAGAGAGATTTCATGGGCTGTTTGAGTAAATTTTGATATAGTTTCCTGTTCAAGGTCGGTTAATTCATTGGATACTTCCTCAACTGTACGCTTTAAAATTGCAGATAGCCCTTTTACCTGAATGATTTCGCTTTCTATGTTAAACTTTCTTTCGAGTTCTTGACTCCCCGTGCTAGAAAAATAATCCATTGAACCTTGTATACCTGTCAAATCTCGTTTCATGACAATGGTATTTATAACCCCATCCGAAGTCACTACCTTAATTCTGTCTCCCACTTCAATCCATGGTGAACCATTTGTTGATATTTCTGCCGGACAATAAGATATGCTGCTTATCACAGATTTTATGTTATTGGCAATTGTAATCATTTGGGATGTGTTTTTTCCATATGCAAGCGGATTCCCTTCAATGACATAGACATTATTCCCATCACCTTCACTGGTTCCGCCTATGTCCCCATCTTCCTGCTGTATTTTCACCGTGTCAATATCTGGTACATTGTATTCTTCGCTCTCAACGGTCTTATATACAGTGATTTCTACACTTATATCATCTTTCTTTGGTACAGAAACATATCTTAGTTCACCATTTTTAGTAATATTTCCAAATGTGCCATTGATTTGGCATATATACTTTAATACATCTCTCCCATTAAGTGATGATGGTTCAAGTGTCTTTTCCACTTCCATATCATCGTTTATTAATTCCGTGTTTTCTACTTCATTCACTCCAACAAACTCACACAAAGAATTTCTAAATGCTCTTAATGTCATCGGAAAAGACAGAAGATTATACCACCCCGATACATCCGCATCAAAGCGTTTCATACGGTCATATGCAATGATTTTTCTGGTATCCTTATCTTCCTGCTTGGGTGTGGAATCAACCGTAAAAAGTCCCAATACAAGTTCATATTCTCCGAGCTGTTCAGATACAAGGAATTCTTTTCCCGCAATGTTTTTTGACAATCCTGACACAATAATCTCAAACTGCGAGCATTCACATGCGCCAAAGCTTAAATCCTCATTTGATGACAGACTTTCCATTATCTTCATGCTGTCAGACTGTATCATATCATCGGAAATGACGAAATCTATCGCATCAGAATCCATTTCTGACGGATAAAGTTGTTCTGATGGAAATAATGTCTCTGATGGGTACAATGCTCTGTAATCATCCTTATAGAACATTAATTTAAGTTTCTTTCCACCATATGAATTATATAAATCCTTGAATTTCTGTTCTACATCTAACATATCAGCACCTACACTTAATACTGAATCATTTCCAGGGTAAATGCCTCATATTGCATATCACCTGTCTCATTGTCATATATATGGCTAACTGCATATTCCGTGTCAGGAACATAAAATTCACCCGTTCCATACACACATGTATCTAAGTTCCAATATGTAACTGAATACTTACGCTGCGTTTCATCCAAAATTCCGTCTGCCTTTATGCTGTTCCAAAGGTCTTTTTCTCGCTGAGTCAGCGGTCGGATTTCTAGATTTAATGTCGTTTTATAATTGGGAGAGGTAACACGCTGAAGAGCTTCCGTGTTATCCCTCCATGCTTTTTTTTCAATTCTCTGGTCAGGAGTTGAGGCATAACGGGTAAGAAAAGAATTGGGAAGCTGATGACTTCCAAACATAACTAGATATCCCCTGTAATCCTTCTGCATACCGCTCACTCCTTACGCTAATAGTGGATTGCTCCCTGTTCTGTTCTTTTCCATTCGGTTCCTCTTGACTACAGTGTCATAAATAGCCTTTCCTTCCAAGTTTACTGTCAGATGGATATCTCCGCCGCCTATTCCTCCGAAGTCGCCCAGAGCTTCTTTTAATGCCTGTTTCATGGTTGATATTGGGGAAACTACTTCGGTTTCTCTCTTGTTGTCTCCCAGTATTGCGGCAAACTCGCCGGCCCGTGGTGGAATTACAGTTCCCGATGCTAAGCGAGGAAGGTGTACTTCACTTGAGCGTGGAATAACAGAGGTAACATTGCTTACAAAGCTCCCTTTTGCACTTTTTACTTTTCCGGCCTTTTCTAAATCATCATATCCAAACAACACTTCATTTATTTTATCCAAAACAGCCCGAAGTGCTCCTAGTGCCCTCTCTTTAAAGGTTTCAAATTTGTCAAAAATTCCGCCCATAATCGTTTCAGCAATTCCAGATACGCCACCAAATATATCTTTGAAAATCTTTACTATAGATTTCCATGCACCTTCCCAATCACCTTTAAATACAGCACTAAGAAAACTAATTATATCTCTTAGAACATCAATGACCGTGTTTATGGCTTGACCTATAATATCAACTGCTAACATTATACTTGTTCCAAGGTCTTCTAAAAGTGCTCCTATTATGGGTCCGAGAACTGATGCGCACCAGTTAAGTAAAGGTTTTGTCCATCCTTCCCAAACAAGTTTAATATGGTCAACCAAATCACCAATTAATTCTATTATGTTTTCAATTAATGGTTGTACCGTGCCTTCCCATACCTCTGTAAATTTTTGGGACAAGCTATCTAATACAGGGGCGATATGGGTGTTATATCCATCCAGTAACGTTCCAAGTATTTCGCTAAATCCATCTCTAAGCGATTCAAACAGCGGCTTAATATGTTCATCATACATTTGATTAAGTTCTTCAAAAGTTTTTTTCACACTGTCTGAAAGAGTACCGAGAATTTCTTCAATCGGCTTTAACGTATTTTCCAGGGCTTCTTTTATTTTATCCTTGTTTTCCGTGAAAGGAGTAAGGATTGTGTCCAGTACATCACGAAATAGTTTCCCGGAAAGTTCCGTTATTCCCATAAAAGCATTTGAAAATATGCTAATTATATCAGCGGTTATTTGCTTTGCGGTATCACTTCTAAACACGGTAAACACGTCAGCCATTGCAACAGCAAAATTTGCCCGTATTGTACTAATTTCGCTAGTGATATCAAACATGGATATCAGATATTCTTTTATCCGTTCTTTATTCTGTTCAAGGAATTTTGAAAAACCGCCCAGTAGATTATCCGCAATAGTCAAACCTACAGATGCAAACGAACCTGCTATTCTTCCAGCATCATATGCAAGGGTATTAAGCATATTATTGAATGCAGTTGTCACCCCAGAATCCGTGGCTATTTCCATTAGGCTTGCCTTTATGCTGGATATACTGGATTTTATACTGTCAAAAACCGATGTGTCTCCCAATCCTACAGAAAAACCCTGCTTGAATAAATTCGATAAATCAAGCCATTTTTGCTTTATTCTATCAAGTGCTTGCGTAATTGAATTATCTACAGGCACAGTCTCAAACATTTCCTCTGGTGATAAGTCTCCGCCGCTTCCACCACCACCTTTGCTTGAAGTATCCTGCGCAACATTAAGTTTGTCGAACGATGCTAAAGCCCCTTCTGCTTCCTCCGCTGCTCCCCCTGTCTTTTCAAGACTTTCAGCGTAATCCTGCTGTACTTTTGTAGCTTTTACAAAACTATTTTTTCCGGTTAGTGCAGAAATCAACTGTGCTACTGCTGTTACTGCCGAAGTCAATAATCCAATAAGATAATTAAGTGCCGGCGCAACTACTGTAAGGATGGGTGAAAATGCTGTGGCAAATGCATTTTTAAGTTGCGTAAGAGATGACATAAGGCTGGATAGTGTGGAATTGGTTTCGCCGGAATATTGAGCCAGATTGTCCATCCCTTCTTTCATGGCTCCCATAATAGAATACAATCCCTGGAATACCACTCCCATCAATAGGCCAGTTCCCATCATTCTTAACAGCCCTGACCTACCTTTGTTTGATGATTTTGTAGTGTCCTTAACAGATTTATTGAAGTTATTCTGGGCATCCTCAGTCTTTACCAGATTATTTCTGTATTCATCAAGTTCACCTTTTAAGCGGTTGATTTCTTTTATATTCTGGTCATATTCCGTATTTCCAAGCCCTACACCAGCTTTTTCAAGGTCTTTTTGCCTATTCGTTAATGCTTCAAGTTCCTGGCGCATCATTACTATTTTAGGTGTCGATACCTGGGCATTATCACCAATATCCCTTAATCTTTGAGCCTCCGCAGCCGCTGCCGCTTCCTTTTGCTTTGTCTCCTCCAACTTTTGATTAAGCTGAGCTTGTCTTTCGGCCTGTTTCCTAGCTGTTTCAGCTTCTTTCTCTCGCTGCGCATCCGTCTTAAACAGTTCATTCTTATATTCCGCAAGGGCTTGCTCTGCTCGTTTTAACGATTGTGCGGTAGAATCAAATTCACTATCACCAAACCCTTTACCCTGATTCCTCAACCCTTCAAGCTTTGCCTTGAGCAGATTAATTTGTCCTTCCATTGTTGAGGTGTCAACCACCATTGGCAACTGAATGGGTTCTTCTTTTTTTGTGAGATTTTTTTTATATTCTTTTAGTTCTTCCTGAACTTTTATAAGACTTTTATACGCGGAATCAAACGTTTCGTCTCCAAACCCTTTACCCTGTTCCCGAAGTTTCACCAATTTATTTGACAAACGCTCTATTTGTCCTTCTAAAGACGAACTATCAAAAGACATTGCATCAGGTGTTGGACTCACCAGTTCTTTCTTGTAGTCCTTTAAGGCTTGTTGTACTTTCTGCAATTGTAGATATGTATTATCATAATCCTCATCACCAAAATACAATCCTTTGCTTTCCATACTTTTAAGCTGTTTTTTTAGTGATTCTATTTGTTTCCGAAACTCATTGGTTGATGCAGTGGATTGGTTAAGACCCTTTTCATAATCATCAATAAATTTGAGAATCTCCTTATTAGCATTTTTTAGTGCTAATGCCATTCGATCCACACCGTCTTGTATGTCTTTCGCTCCAGCAGTAATTCCATCGGAGTTAATTTTTGTGTCAATGATTATACTTCCATCGGCCGCCATTCCATCACCGCCTTATAGCCATTTTTCGATACTGTTAATTTCTTTTTGTTGTTTCTCGCTGTATATCTTCTTAAGCTTTACCAATTCTGGATTGCTTCGTTCAAATTCCTTTTCCCACTTTTCTAGTTTTTTTCCTCTGGCTCGTTTCTGCCGGATTGCCCACACCTGAGATACAAGTCCATCTCCAATTTCCATGAAATACCCCATGAATGTCCACCAGTGCAGGTATGGCACAGACCTTACCTCCATCCCAGCAATCTTATTGACTGCCGGGATAATAATAGGAGCATCCTGTTCCCAGTCCATGGTTTTGGGCTGTGGTTTGCCAGGAGGCAGGTTGTAATCAATGAAATCAACTGCCTTTTGGCATGCCTCTGACTTGGCTTCTGGTGGAATGTCTTGATAGTCCGGGTACATGATTCGGAACATTATTTCCTGTTTCTCCCATTCATTGAGTTCCGGGTCAGACATATCAATCAAAATATCAATAATCACTCTAAAATCGCTTTCAATAGCATAGTCTTTTCCTGCAACCTTAAGTGACTTCGGCAAATCGTATGTATTCATCGGCCATATTTCTCGGTGTATTTCTTAATCCGGGATTCACTTTTCTTAATTCTGGTTTTCATTTCAGATTCAATAAACTTAACCAATGTATCAAGCACATATTCCGCGTAGAAGGTTCCGTCCGAACGTGGGGAAAGTGGGTTGCAATGCTTGAATAATTCTTCTGAGGCGTTATCTGAGCCAAGAAGATAGTTAAATTGCTTCTTAATTTCATCAGATATAGCAAAGAAATCTGCTTCTTTATCAACTTCTATACCATTAAAATAGTTGAGTACATTCTCACAACGCTTGGCAATATCTAAATCAGATGGATTCCACCAAAATCCCCCCGTCACTTCCTTTCCCGAATTTACAATCTCAATCCATTCCCTGTCGTTAAGGGTAATCTGTCTTGCCATAATTCCTCCATTAATCGCTCAGACTAGCGCTAGAAGCTGTGGTGAACTTCTTTGTCTCAACATTCCATGTACCTTTAATGCGATTTCCAGCCTTGTATACTGTAAATGGTGTCTGAATGCCGGATGTATCACCGCCTACACTATTGGGAATAACATATACATCTTCACGGTATGCCCATACTACCGTTGGTGGAGCACCTTCCGGGTCATCCGCATCTGGTTTAAGCAACACATCAACCATGCTTGTTTTACATTTGTCTCCTGTCGCTCTTGTATTGGCCAATGCCATAATCTTGTTTGACAAGGTATCATCATAATTTTCGTAATAGTAAGGGTCTACATCGGACTGCACTTCATATCCACTATGCTGCACAGACTGCTCCCCAAGTATATTTTTGGTTATATTTACATCTGGATTTAACTCTTCACTGTATTCTTCCAGATTTTTTCCCAGCCTTGCATATTCTGTTGCTGCATAAGTAGTATCAAAAGCAGCATCTAAATAATGCGCAAGGTATTTACGTTCAACCATTATTTATCTCCTTTCAAATAAAAATAGAGCCATCACACAAGGCTCTGCGTCTTAGCGTCTGGCTCTACCATCTTTCAAAATCATATTTATATTCTATTGATACAGGAAGTATCCAGTCCTGCACGCCACTTTCCTGCGGTTCCAGTCCGTATGAGTTATCACGGGTAACTTTGGTTATCTTTCTTCCCTGAGATAATGTGGGATAATTTGATAATCGTTGCTCACTCCCATCAATCACAACCGGCTCACGACATAGCCACTTCCCGAACGTATCAAGAAATTCCTGTATGCTCATCTTCTGCCGCTCTTTTGTGGAGGATGTACGGTATATAATATAGAAGGGATACTGGCAGGTCTGGCGCACTCCACCCAGTACATCCTCAGTCTCAGAAAAGATTAAGGCTCCATTATCTGCCGAAAATGCAATCCCACTATCCTCACCCAATTCTTCAAACTTAACGGTTTCATTTTCATACAAACCCGGGAATTGATTAAGCAAAGCCTTTACAGCGATTGTCAGTACATCATATCCGCTTGCATCTTTTCCTATTGGTTTTCGTTCATCAGCCACGCTTTCCACCTCCAGCGATTTTCTTGGCTTTCTTTATCCATGATTTACCATCTTTCTTCTTAGCAGCATCAAACCATAATGCCTTTGCCCCAGCTCTTGAATATGTTAGATTTTCTTTTGCGTTTGTTTTCCCTGTGTACTGGCTGACAAGCACCTTCTTATTTTTGTACTTAGCCCACGGACTTCCAGTTTCAATATCAACCATTGTTTTCCCGTGGTAGAGAAACCGACCAAACGGACTGGCCGCCGCGACAACCATCCCTGTCCCTTGTAAAGCTGTACTTTCTTCTCTTGTTTTTTGAATAAAAGTTCCTTTATTAAGTGGCATAAATGATTCCATACTATTCATGACATCTCCATCAAGCTCATACTGCGCGCGCTGGAATTGCTTATCAAATCGGGATAAATTAAGTTTGATTTTGATATCTCCATCAACAACGGAGAATCCTTTAAAATGTGTTATTTTACTTGCCATAATTCACCTATGCAATCATCTTTGCACTATTTTCTTGGATAAATGTTTTAATCTGCTCATATCCCCAACCGCAGCTTATAAGGCTACTCACCAGCATTTCCATAGATTCAATCTGTTTTAGTTCATCCGCTGTCACATACTCCCGAATACTTTCTTTTCCCTTGACACCATACTGTTCCTGGAGTTCTTTCATGGTCTTACCAAAGATGGTCTTATAAATTAATTTGGTATAGTTGGGATACATGAACTTCTTATGAGGACTATCAGCCACCTTCATTTTGATGGTGTCGGTCAGGATGTGGCGAACAATAACGCCCTTGTCCCTCTCAATCTGCCACTGCTGCCGCTCTGTATAGATTCTCTTAAGTTCTTTTTCCATGGTGTTGAAAGCCTTGATATAATCCAACTTCCACTTTAAAGCCTTTTCACCCGTGAAACCCATAGCAAGCAGAGAGAACCCATCTCTGTCCATCTCGTACATTGGATATTCTTTACCTCGGCTTTTATATGTGGTTTCCTTGAAAAAATTGGCTGCCGAATTTTCGGCTGTGAGATTTCTAATAGCATCCAGCACATGTCTATGTTCTTTCTCAAAATGTTCTGCCACCTTAAGGCTTGTGGTAATTAATCTTTCTTCATATCTTTTCCCAATAATTTCTACTAACATAAACTCCATCCTTTCTATGTGTTTATTTACCCAATATTTCAAAATGCGGAATCACAGAATATGGACCTCCAACAGAGGATACCAAATATACGAAGTCATACCGGTTATTCATATAGGCATAAAAACCGTCACGATAATCTTCATCGTTTACCGGGCCACTATTCCATACCCCTTCCCAGAAAAAACAATCATCCGATGCATCAAAGGTAATGGTATCGTCCAACAAATCATTTACCTGCCGCCTCCATTCCTTCGGAGGGAGCCACGGCAATTCTTTACCGTCTGCATCGCGGATTATCTGTTTGCCATCCTGTAATTCGTAAACTATGTGTAATTCGGCGTTGTCCGTGCTGTCTGACCCATATTTTTTTAGTATCGCGCCCTTGTCGGTATTAAGGTCAACGCCAGATAATACATGGGGATACCAAAGTCCAACGCCAGTTGTGGATGATTCATAATAGTTAAAAACAGTCACCGTGGCATTGTACATAAGGTATCCCCTCCATTATTTATTCATCTGCTTATACATCTGGTTAACCCCTGTAGCTGCCAGACCAGACACAGCACCGACCGCCACAGCCGTGATATAGTCCGATGCCGGGAAGTCTGGTATAGTTCCCATGCCAAGCGCGCCGAGAACACCACCCACTACAGCCATGATGACCGGAATCCATTCGTCCGGTATCTTATTTGACGCCTTGCATCCAAGGCCAACCACATAACTTAAAGCCACAATAGCCACACATGTTCCCAATGTTGTAATGTCCATATCTTTTCCTTTCTGGAATCAGAGCAAACCCAATTCCATGAATACTTTGAAAATCTTCGGAGACTGAATAGCGAACCAGTCAATCATTTCTTCATTAGTTGCCCACGCTCCGCATGTATTTGAACTTGAAGAATCCAGACCGCTTTCATACAAAAACGCATGGATGAGTTCATGCCGTAATATGGCATTTTTATATCCTTCATAGTCCTTTAATTCGCAATCGTCCTTTTTATTGCAAATCACAATCATATGTGTAGAAAAATCGGTATATCCATCCCTAAATTTCCCATCCAGGTTTTCATCCGATTTTTCATCACGCTGGACAACTTCCCATTCCGTTCCCAGAATGTTTACTTTACAATCCTGCATATAAAAGTGGAGTCCCTTCGTTATCTTTTACTCCCATCAGATACACCTTTGCGGTATCATACAGGGGATTATTTGTTTCCTGTTTATTCCCCGCCGCAGAATATATATCACTCCAGGCTTTAGCTCCGTTAGCTATTTCTGACGGTGATGCATAGCTGATTGATTCGGAACCGGATGACTTTGACGTGATAACGCCTGTGGTTGCGCCGCCGGTCCCGCTGGTTATACTTCCCGCGGCGGCAGATAGCGCCTGTTTTTCTGCCAGTTCCAAACCATACAGTTTATCAGCTAATGCACATACGGCTTTCTTGATTTTGGTTTGCACTCGTTCATTATCTGGGAGGCCGTCAACCAATCTGTCAAATGTTATTTTATCAAGGAAGTCGCTTGCCCGTTCTGCCTGCTTATCAAATGATTGGGAATCCGGTATGGCGCTGCCGTAGTATTTTGTTGTGTAAAACTCATAGTCAGCATAGGCCATGCCGGTTCCTCCTTATCTGTTTCTTGCTTTCTTGCTCCCTGTCAAATCTTCGCCGTCAGCGTCCAGGGATAGATTACTGGCGGCTACGCTCCCCCCGCGCTGATGGTGATAACTGCAATACCATCAAGGTATTCCGCAAACAGAGTTAATCCCATAATTGCAAATGCCTCGGAAACAGCGGTGTTGTAATTACCCTGTGTATGGAATCCGATAAGGTTTGTTTCTCCGGCCCCTGTGGTATATACCAGTCCAGCCCGTGCAAAATCGCTTTCATTTGGGTCAACATAGTACATTACAATGTTTTCCACTGGTGTAGCTATTACTTTTCCTCTTGCAATTTCCGATTCGGACAGCAGAAAGATTGTATTGAATCCCATGAAATCTTTGAGATACTGGAAACCAAACTGATTCTGCACAGTGATTTCAGCAGCCCCCAAGTACTGGTATACATCCAGAATATTCGCAAACCCAACCACACCTGTAACATTCCGGTGCATCTGTTTGAATTTGTTTTCTACCATTCCTTTTGCCATAGCAAGGGCCATCTGGAAAGTGGTTTCTGTTCCGGTAAGTGTACCGGTATTCAGATATGTATAGAATCGTTCTGTTACATCCGATTGAAGCTGGAACAAAAATTCGTCGTCTGTCATCTGGACGGCATTTTCATAGCCGTGGTCCTTAATTGCTTCAATGGAAACGGCCTTTGCATACTTCTCTATGGTCATTTCCGCATATGTCTTTTCCTTTACTGTAAATTTGCTGTAAGGGATTTCCTCTCCTTCGCCTACAGCACCGCTCTGTAAAGTTCCTTCTGCATATTTGCTTTTCAGCACCGCGCCCGGTGTTTTCTTAATAGGACGCATAATCCCCAGGATATCCCGGAGGTGCTGCCAGTTCCTTTCAAAGCGTGTTACAAAATCAATTTCGCGAGCCGTAACCTGTATGTCTGCACTTGTAATTAAATTGGCTTTTGCTGCCATTACTGTTCTCCTTTACCGAATAAATGTAGGTTACTGGCGATTGCAGACTGGCGCTCAGACGGGTCTTTAATCGCTTCAATATCCTTTCGTGTCATAGTTCCTGGCGTATTCTGCTTACCTACTGGTGCGGTAAACCTCGCCATGTTCTGCTGTACCTGCTGCTGTGCATCATCAACAAAAGCCGAAGCATCTTTTTCTTTCATTTGAGACAAAAGGTCATTCAGCCCCAGAATTTTACCATCTTTCAGCTTTAAACCGGCCTCTTTTACTTCTGCCATAATTGCCCGCTTTGCTGCCTCACTGGAAAATTTAATCCCTTCAAATTCTGTCTTAAGCGCATCCGCAAAATCACGTTCATAAAGCTGTGCCTGGGCATTCTTTTCTGCTTCTGTAGCTTTCTGTTTCCAGTCAGATATTTCCCTTTGCATCGTCTCCAGGTCAACCCCTTCAAAGCCTTTAAGCGTTGTTTCTGCCGCTTCTGCTTTTTCTTTCCAGGTATCCCGGTCCGCACTCAGATTGTCGTTTTCTTTCTGCAACTTTTTGAGGTCTTTCCCATTTTCAGCCATGACAAAAGATATCTGCTCCTCTGTCAATCCTTGTGCTTTTAATTCTTCGGTTTTCATGATGATTCTCCTTTTCCGTTATTAGGTTATTTGTAGGTGTGTAACCGTCCACCAACGGTTTGCCATTTTGTAGGACTTGGCGTGCCCAAAACTGAGGATGCTGGATTTGAACCAGCGTAAAGAGTGTTCCTTCTTTGCCGGGGTCAAAACCCGGTGCCTTAACCGCTTGGCGAATCCTCATGATGCAGTTCCTGCTTAGATTGTCACACTGCGAATTTCAGTCCCGTGTCCTAGTCCCTGGAACTATCGCAGTAGTTTTCAGCAGGCATTGTCATTCTCTGTGAGGCATTCTGCGTGCTCTCACATCATCCGGGAGCGACCCGACTACATCGGGAAAAGAGGAATCGAACCTCTGACACACAGCTTATAAGGCTGCTGCTCTACCAACTGAGCTATTTCCCGATTGCATTTCTTGAAAACTCCTCGTCACGCCTTTTTGCGCCGCATATGTACTCTGAAATGCTGTCAGCCCGCCGATATCCCACCAAAACAATGCCGTATCATTTTTCAGTTTCGTCCAGGTCATAACTGACAAGTTTTTTCTATCTCCATTACGGGAGGAGGATAGCCTTTAGAAGGAATGCACATGCCGGAAATTGCATCCGCTTTTCAACCTCTAGGCCGTTTACTCTATGAGCTAGGACCTGTTTCTGTTAAGGACATGTGCTATATGAGGGAGGTTCAAATATAGTAAAAAGCCATGCAAACTACATTGCTGTAATCTGTATGGCTCTGCGACTGGCGACTGGCTCTAATTAATGCTTTGCATTCTTTTTATTTCACTTCCATATATATCCATTACGGTTATATTCCTGCACTTTGGGCAAAATACAGGTAAATTCTTGGCTTCAGTATCTTTCCTTATTTTTGTCCTTGTTTTATTACTACATATGGGGCAGTATACCCAACCGTCTTTTACCATGTTTTCACCCTTTCTGCTTATTCCTACTCCCATTTTACTGTATTCATAAGAAATAATCGTCCCCACATTTTGTAAGGTTAGATATCCCCTCTCATTATACCAGATTATTTTACTTTTCTTATCCACACTTTTTAACTATATACTAATTGATTATTTCTCGTTCTTATGGTATAATATCGAATATAGAAAGGGGTTACTTAATGACAAAAAGAATTGATTTAACAGGTCAAAAGTTTGGAATGTGGACAGTCCTAGAATACCTTGGTAATCAGTATTATTTATGTCGCTGCCAATGTGGAATAGAGCGAAAAATCTATTCTGGGAATCTGCGTGACGGAAAAACAAAATCATGCGGCTGCATAAACAAGGAAAATCTATCAGGAAGAAAAATAGGGAAATTGACTATATTAAAAAAACTTCCTATGAAAAAATCATACGTTCAATACGAATGTGTATGCGACTGCGGAACGCGCTTTATAACAAGTGCGTTCGCATTAAAATCTCCTTACGAGAAATGCTGTAAAAATTGCAGAACTCCCAAAGTGGATGATATTTCAGGGAAGCGTTTTGGGCGTTTAGTAGCCATACGGTATGCCGGAAAAAGCAACGGAAAACAAACCTTATGGGAATGTAAATGCAACTGTGGAAACTCGGTAATTGTTCATCAACAAAACTTAATTAGTAGGCATACAAAATCATGTGGCTGTTATAACAGGGAGGTTGCCATAGAAAGAAATACTACTCACGGAGATACAAATACTCGGATTTATCGTATATGGCATGATATGATGTTACGTTGCTATAGCCCAAAACACAAGTCGTACTATTTGTATGGAGAAAAAGGAATAGCTGTTTGCCAAGAATGGAAAGAGTATAAGAAATTTAAAAAATGGGCTTTAAATAATGGGTATGAAGAAAATTTATCTATTGACAGAATTGATAATGCCAAGGGATATGAGCCATCAAATTGTAGATGGGCTACAGATGTTCAACAAGGAAATAATACAAATAGGAATTTAATGTTCACAATAAACGGCGTTACAAACTCTCTAGCAAATTGGTGCAGAAAATACGAAGTTCCTTATACAAGGGTACATAGCCGCATATACAGCGGATGGGATATTCTAGACGCTTTGACGCGTCCGGTACAAATTCATCATAAAAAGGCAGGAAGTTAATCCTGCCTTTTAGATTACATCATGTTACGCAGTTTTTCTATATAGCGTTTCATGACCTCCCTTTCCTCTCTGCACTCAGCGTCACGGCTCATCTCGCCCAGTTCCTCGGTTAATTCATCCATGTGATGTTCAAGTGCCGCAAGCATACGCCGCTTGCAATCTTCATCTTTTTCACCACTTCTGTAGCTCTGCTTCTGATTCATGTAGTCATCATAGGCCGGACCGGTCGCACGGCTGTAGTGTCCTCTGACGTAATGTTTTCCGCGTGTGCCGCGATATGAGCTGTCATTATCATAGTCCTGTGACATTCCATCAGCACGGCTATAACGTCCCATGCTGTCACGCTTGCGGCGTGCTTCGCTGTACTCTCCACCGTCCATTTCATCCATTACCTGATTGTAGTACTCTTCCTTGCATTTCCAGTACTCTACATTCTCCATGTCTTTCCACATGTCAATCAGTTTGTATGCGGTTTCGAGGTTGTTGGTATTCAGGCCCTTTTCCGCAATCTTATCCAGTTCTTCGTGGATATTCTGCATCATCTTATAACTCATAGCCTTACCCCCTTAACCTATTCTGCTAACAACAAGGTTAGCGTCTGATACTGTCGCCGCTGTGGCTCCAACGTTTTTTACCGATAAGGTAGCACAACATGGCTTGCACACTCGTACTTCTACAGTTGCTGCTCCATTGATTGTTGCGCCAGCGGCAACTGTGTTCTGGATTCTTGCACCAGGAATGCCTTCGCCGTCCTGCTGTATTTCAAAAATTACATCTCCTGCCGCAGCTGCGGAAAAGTTTCCGTTAAAGCCTACACGGTACAGGCCAGGAAGTAAAACCACTCTTCCAGAAAGTGGCTCATGCCTTATATTTGGGCAATTACAGGAATATACCCGGTTTGCCGCAAACAGTACACTTCCATTGACTTCAACAGTCTGTGTGCCAGCAGTTACAAAATCTGCCATAATAAAATCCTCCTTATATGCACAGAAGGGCAAGCCTGTGCCTACCCCTCCATGTGTGTAATACTACTATTCAGTAGACATGTCCTTTTCGGACAAGATACGCAATATACGGTTGTTTTGGTCGATAATCTTCTCCATGTACTCCTTATTCTGCTGTTGTAGTGCTTCCATAATATCATTATTTGACACATCGCTAACAAGCAAAAGCAAATCTATCATTTGCAATGCAGTTGCATACAAAGCAAGATTATCATAAAACTGCTCGTTTCGATTTAGCATCCGCATCCAGTATTGCATCCACAACCGCAGTTAGATGCGTATGGATATGGCGCTGGAACCGTATAAGCCGGTACAGGCTGCGGCTGACGAAGCTGTGCAACGATGGTGTTACCCACTGCATCAATAAAGCCGTTCTGGGCAGTCTGGCTTGCCTGGAACCTAAGGGTCTGATTTTCTGCCTGGAGACTGGAAATCTTGTCCTGGGTTAAGAAGTCAAGGATAGCCCTGGTGTTGCTGTTGTTGTTATCCAGTAAATCCCTTGTGGCGTTCTGGATTGTATTTCTGGTATCACATGATTGTGTTGCCAGATTGTAGTTTACGCCGTCAATTGCGCGCTGTGTCTGGCAGCAGCAATCCTGGAGCTGATAGCCCATCTGGCATAAGCTGCGGTCAACACCGTTGAATCCGCTGGTGATAGTGTTGTTCAGCGCGTATGTGCTGTCACAGATACCCTGCTGGATACCCCTAATTCCGTTTTCTATACCGTTCAAAGCAAAGCCCTCATTGATATCTGCTCTGGTAGCAAGACCCTGGAGTCCCGCTCCATTTGCACCGTTGCCGCCGAAGCCATTGCCCCAGCCTCCCCCGGCGAACAGGAAGAGAACGATAATCCAAATCCAATCGCCCCACATACCGTCACCATTTCTGTTATTTCCGTTTCCTGTAGCGGCTGCAATGTCCGCTAAAGAGTAACCACTTTCCATAAATATTTACTCCTTTAAATTTATTTACAAAATCATGCGCATTGATTTATGTACTATTTTTTCATGCCTCCAAGCATCTGCTGAAACTGCTGTGCCATCTGCTGGGCTTGGTCTAACTGCTGCTGGGTAATCTGCCCGGACTGTAGCATCTTCTGTACTTCTTCTTGGGGATTCCCTTTGAAATTGTTTTTAAATTCCATAAACTTCTGAATCATCTGCATTGGGTTGTTTCCCCCACCCATTCCAGGCATCATTCCGCCCATTGGTGAGCCGCCGCCCAACATGCTAAACAATGGATTCATATATTATTTCCCCTTTCCGCTTGGCGCTGTGCTGGATTCTAAAAGGCCGTACAATTCATCATATTTTGCCTTTAAATCCTGATACTCGTTTCTGGTAACATACTTTTCATCCAGATTTTCAGCCGGTACAGATTCTTTTTTCTGACCATTGACAATCTCTTTATATTCAAAAGTGCGAAGCGTTGGCATTCCTGCCGCATCGGTTGTCTTAATATAAAAATACTCATTTTCGCTATCCATCAGCAATATAGATGTGCTGGGCGCTACTAAATATGACTTTGCCCCGGCCTCTCCCTGTACCCATAAGATACCCTGATTCGTCTGAGGAACCTGCGGAACTTGCGTCTGCTGTTGCATCTGATATGGTGCCTGTAGCTGCTGCAATCGGTCCATAGGTGGTTGCATCTGCGGCTGATATGGGTATGCATTTGGATATGTATTCAGATAGTTTGGATTGATAAATGGTTGCGGCATTATATCCCCTCCGTTCTTTTATAATCCAATTATCCCATAAAAAATAAGCCCTTGACAGGTCGTCAAAGACTTATAAAAGTATCACGCAAGTATCAGCATACTCTAATTATTTTATTATTGACTTTTCGGCTTAATCTTTTCGCCGTGGACACACTGACATTCATTTGTTCTGCACATTGTTCCAGTGGCATGTTCTGTGCACGTAATTCAAAAAGCTGCCGTTCATCATTTGTGAAATTGCAGTATGTACGGAAATAGTTTAATTCCGGCACCGTAAAGTCATATACTTTCAAAAACACACCTCTTATTATTTCTGCGCAAGATACAAAATAAGTTTTTCTCTCGTTTTTTTTAACTGTTCAAGGTTGCTTCCAGGTCCCGCAATTTGGCTATCAAGCATCGTTAGCAATACTTCAAGAATGAGCGAATCCCTTTCGGCGTACTTCTTCATAACATCGTAATCTCGTCTATCATGTTCCTCTAATATCTCTACACGCTTATTCATTTTAATGGCAGGTGATATCCATTTATGGATTACAGCGAATCCACCACCTAAAACAGATATTGCTCCAAATATTGCTAAAACCGTTTTTCCAAACTCCATTAAGTCCATGCTATCGCCTTTCCCAGTAGTATATTGGTATTTCTTGACCGCTGTCCCATGTATCCCAGTAATAACCATCCTGCACACACACCACATGCCCTGTAATTGCTAAGATGTACGTTCCTATAGGATTATCCTGGCAAAAGTCCTCGACCGTGTATACATCTTGTCCGTGGTCATCCACTATGTACCGTTTAAACCCATTTTGACGTAGGTAGGACCCCCATACATGGTTTGCAGATGGCATATCAGATAAAGCACAGGCGCAGACAGTTACACCAGCAAATACCGTTTCCCAGTCGCTGTCAAGGGCTTTTGTTATAGCCCGGATGGGGCAATCCCCCACACGCTGATTGCGTGGATTAGGGTTGAATAATTTCCATCTGCTCATTCTTCTTTTCCTTTCGCATTCTGATACCGCCGCGCTGCTCCCCTGGACTTTGCCGCCTGCTCCCGGTTCCATTTTGCAATCTGTAACCGTTCCTGCTGGGTGCGCAAGTCGTTCGCTTTGCAAAATTCGTTATATGCCTTATTCTGCCGCTGTAACAGATACGACTTGCGGTCAAGGTCTAACTGCATTTCAAATTTAACTGATTCGTCCTTGCATTTATCCACG